CAGTACGATGAGAAACTGCTCGCTCAAGAGTTAGGGGGAGAGTTTTTAAACGTTACCAGCGGACTTATCTATTACTCATTCACAGAAGAGAACGTAAAAACCTTCGAGCTTAATCCAAACTATCCTCTTTACGTTGGAATGGACTTCAACCCTCACAAGATGGCGGCAGTTATTGGACAGGTTTATGGCGATATTCTTTATGTGTTCGATGAGATTTTTGACACCTCTTTTGGAGCCAATACTGAAAAGGTGTGTAAAGAGATAATAATGAGATATGGCGACCCCTCAAAAATTACTGTGGTTCCCGACTCTACAGGGAAAAAAGCAACGTCAAACGCTAGTCGTTCAGATATTCAGATAATTAAAGACTACGGCTTTAAACTCAAGGTGGCTTCAAACCCTTTCAGAGTTGACAGGTATGCGGCCGTTAACGGAACATTGAATAAGCTTCGATTGTTTTTATCTCCTAAGTGTAAACACACATTGAAGGGACTTAAGACTGATAGCTACAAAGAGGGAACCGACAAGCTCGATGAAACCGACCCAATGGCTGGGCACATTACAGACGCCCTAGGTTATTTGGTTTATCGAACTATCAACCCACTCACTGGACCAAGAGGAAAAATCACATCATATCAGAGGTAAATAAATGGACTTAGATTCTCAAAGCGGACGAAAGCAATTAATTGAGCAAATTGCATGGACCGAAAATGTTAAAAGAAAAGCCTACTCTTTGCGCCAGACCGAGATTTATGGCGACTATCTTTTTAACCATGTGTGGGACAACATCACAGGAAGATTCTCAGCGGATACTGCTCAAGCCATGCCCATTTGTGCGCACATCAATCTAGCTAGAAGAATCGTCAAAGCGGAAGCCTCAATTTACAAAGAAGAGCCTTTAAGAAGCTTTACCGATGTGTCAGATGAACAGCACGAAGTCTTATCTCTTGTTTATCGAGACATGATGGCAAATTCTAAATTTATGCGCTCGAACGAGTCCTTTAAGCTTCAACAGCAAAATCACATTATGATAGTCCCAAAGGACGGCAAGCTTCAAATGCGAGTCCTTAGAAATCATCACGTTGATGCTATCGAAGACCCTGAAAACCCTGAGGAGGCCTTGGGTTATGTGATTCATAACTTCAATAGGGAGTTCTTTTCGGGCAACAACCGAAGAAAAGAAAATGACCAGTATCAATTTGGGCGGTTTAACCAGTTCACCAATCAAAGAAACGACTCAATTGATGCCATGATTGGTGACGAAGACGATTGGAAGAAATCAGAGAACCGTTACCTAGTGTGGACCAAAGAGTTTAATTACATAATGGACGGCAAGGGTAATGTTGTTTCAGAATTTACAGAGTCGCCAATTCCCGGAACCTTGCCAATTATCGACATATCACAAGAGAAGGACTTTACCTACTGGGTTAAACAGGGGGACGCCATAGTTGACGCCACTGTTGACTATAACGTTACTATGTCAGACGTTGGTTTTATCGTGCAGAATCAGGGATTCGCTCAAGCTTATATGATTGCAGAGAAGGAAATGACCCCCGATAATCTGCAAATCGGTCCTAATTCTCTTTTACACCTTCCAATTGATGCGACAACAGACCAGCGTCCCGAATTCGGATTTGCTCAAACTGGTGCGGACATTGACGGGGCCTTAAATTATGCCAATTCTAAATTAATGGCATTTCTTACCTCAAGAGGTTTAGACCCTGACGTTATTAGTACAGACTCGCAAAACTCTGCTTCAAGCTCTGGCGTTCAAGAGTTCTTAAGAATGATGAAACATTTCAAGGCATCAAAAGAAGACTATGACACTTACAAGCACGCAGAAATGAAAGTCTTTGAGATTATCAAAGCATGGCAAAACAACGTCCCTGAGTTGCTTGATAGAAAATATCAAACAGGGAACCTTTCAGAGAATGCGGAGTTAATGGTTCAATATGCAGGGCCAGAGATGCTCCAAACTGAACAGGAAAGAGTTGATGTGTGGGCGTCCAAAGTCGAGAACGGATTTGCTTCAAGAGTTGACGCATTAATGGCACTCGAAGGAATAGACAAAGACGCAGCATTAGAGAGAATTATGGAGATTGATGAAAATGGGGATTTCCAACAAGGACCAGCCAATAACGAAGACTTTGAAATTGGACCTGTCAGGGATGACAGCGGAACAGAAGAGTCTAGCGAAGAGTGAGGCGGGTCGTTTAATAGTCGAGGGAATTAACGACTATTTGGACAAGTCTAGCTCTCCCGTTTCTGGTGGAAGCTTTAAAAAAAAGAAAAAAGACGATGAAAGGTCTATTTTATTTGAAGAGGGTGACTTGAGAGAGTCCATCGTGTCTAAAAACAGAAGAGGGCATGAGATAGAGGTCGGCGTATTCAAGCCCGCAGAAACTCCCAAGGCATATAACCACAATATCGGTGACACGGTTCCAACTAGGCAATTTATACCCTCAGAGAAGGGAAAATTTAAACGCACAATCATGGACCGAGTCAATAAGCGGATAAAAGAAATCAAGAAAGACCAAGAAACAGAGCTTGAAGAGCTTCGGACTACAACAGTCGGGCAACTATTTGCAGCTTTTGAAAGGGCTGGTGGTGAAGAGCGAGAAGGTTCTTTGTTATCCTTCCCAACTCTTGGGGCCATAGCAAGGGAGCTGGATTAATGACTTATAAGGGCGTGGATATAGCAAAAAGAAAGCTCGTTGCTAAAATGACCAAACTTGCTAGGCAAGCCTTGTCAGACCCTAAACTAGCCAACCGATTGAAAAATAAAATCACCCTTGGGATAAAGAAAAATAGCCTCTTACCCTCTGGTCAACCTGTCGGTTCAATATCTCAGAAATGGAACCAGAGAAGAGAGCAACTTTCCTCTATTAATAAAACCAGCACTTTTTATGGCTATGGTAAGTCAAACATGACCTTTACAGGTCAATTTCTTAACTCGTTTAAGGGTGAGATTAAAAGATTTGGGACTTCGGTTAGGCTTATTGTTTACCCGACAGGAATACACAAGGGTTATAACTTGGTTTATGGAGAAAAAAGCGACTCTGTTTTTAACTATGAAATCGCAAGGGGCTTTATAGACCGAGGTGACGACTATCGAGTTATAGGCTTGGGCGTTAGAAAAGAGTTATCAAAATCAGCAAAGGCGAGAATTTTAAAAGAATTCAAGCTTAATTTATAGTCATGGAATTGACACAAAGAATAAGGAGAATTTAAAATGACAGAAGAATCCAACAACGTTCAGGACGTTACCGCATCGGCTCATGGCTTAGGTGAGGATGGGAAAACAGACGGCAATGAGATGCCAGAGAACAACCAACTAGCCTATGAGACTTACAAAAAAGCTCTTAATCAAAGACACAAGTTTAAATCTGAGAATGAAGCTCTAAGAGCTGAACTCGAAGCTGTAAAACAACGTGAACTTGAACAAGAAGGCAAGAAGGATGAGGCTCTAAAGTACTGGAAGGACAAGGCCACAAAAGCCGAAGAACAGTTTAAAAAGTCTACGGCTCAATTCGCTTGGTCCCAAGTACAGTCGCAATTAACAGAGTCTCTTTTAAAAGAAGGCTGTGTTGAACCAGCGGTGGCACTCTCTCTCATTGATAAGTCCGAACTTGAGTCTGTGGAAGTTGATGACAACTACAGGGTAAGTGCGGAAGACCTTTTGCGAATTACTGAGTCAGTTAAAAGGGACCAGAGGGCGCAAAAAATTAGGCTGTTTGGTGGACCTGTTGGGGTCAACGATATGGTTCCTTCGTCTGGTAGTGGCAACGTAAAGTCAAAATCAGTCGAAAGTATGACCAAGGAAGAATTACTACAACAACTCAAAGGATAGGAGTAAAAAATGGCTGCTAACAATTTAGTAAACACAAAGGCGGAGCTGATTTCCGCTCTAGTTCAAAAAGAACTGAAAGAATCAGCATCACTACTTAACTGCTGTGAAGACTATTCTTCACTTGCTACTAAGGGTTATTCTCAGGTATCAATCCCAAAATACAGCTCTTTTACTGTTCAAGACAGAGCTTTTGGGGCGGCTGTTTCTGAGAACTCTCCACTGTCTTCTGACAAGGACACTATCGACCTAGACAAAAACAAAATCATTCTTTTTGGCTATGACGCTAATGATGATTTTCAAAACTCAACAGACTACCTTGCCACAGCTATTCAAAGAGCATCTGCGGCCCATGGTAGACAAATCAATGATGACATTATTACTGAATGGGAAGCCGTTGCTGACCTTTCTGTAAATGGTGCATCACCAGCGGACATTACAGCTGACAACATTCTTGAGATGCGAGAAAAACTAATCTCTAACTTTGCTGATATGAGTAGAGTTAAATTTGTAATCGCTGCTGACCAAGAAAGAGTCCTTCTTGGGCTTCCTGAATTCTCAAGATACGACTACAGAGGAGGCGGTGCAAGTCCTATTGTTAATGGACTGGTGGGCTTCGTTTACGGAATTCCTGTGCAAATTAACCAGCAATTGAAAGCACAGCAAGCCTTCATGGTTGACCCTATGGGTTGTGGTTTTGCGTTCCAAAGAAACCCTTCTGTTGGCCAAGACACCGACCTTCGTTATGGTTCAGGTGGGCAACAAGTAGCCGTTGATTGTCTTTACGGAGTTTCAGGTCTTCAGATTGCTGAAGGTGACGCTGCCGCTGGTAAGACTTCACTAGTTGCAAAACTAACAGACTAATTAGTGTCCACGCTTCATTCGCAAAATTTACCGGATTATGTGATGGCGGAGTCCCCTCGGGGGCTTCGTCGTCGTATGTTTCAGCTACAAGCGAAATACGGGGCGCAATTAATTTTTACAGGTCAATATTCATTCGTTGATAAAGACGGAAAAACCAAACACATCGCTTGGTATGTTAGACCTCTCAAAAACCTAAAGGAGCTTGAATAATGGCTCTTCCAAAATCATATAAAGACAGAGAGCAGGCGAAATTCGTTGAATGCAACAACGAGGTCGCCGTAAGAACAGAAATCTGTCAAGAACCCGGCGAAGCTATTGCTGTTGTCACTCGTGGATTGATTTCCGACATTGACTATGATTATTACACCAGAGTTTTGAGTGGGGCAAATAATGAAATTGAAACTTGGACCTATAGAAACGGTGGGTCGGGAGGAGCGGTTGTTGCTGTTGTAGTTGCCACATACACCGACAGTTATAGGGATGACCTTGTTAGCGTAGACAGGACAACTTAATGGGAAATACTTACAATCCACAAACAGGAAAGATTGATAGGGTTGTTTCAAAACTTCCGTCAGAAAAAATAATTATAGACAACAATGGTACTTATAAAACTCTTAAAGATTATATTAATCTTACAGGTTCATCTGGAGTTTTTACCGGTGGAGTAATTACAGATAATTTAGATGGAACAATAACTGTCTCTGCTGGAAGTGGTCTTTTTAGAAAGTCTGCATCAAAGACAGCAGACTTAACAAGTTTAGACTGGCAAGAAGTAACTAGAACTTTAACAGATAATGCAGAAAATTATGTTATAGCAGATTATAATAATGGATTGCCAACAATAGCGGTATCCACTACAGATACAAGCAATACATATACAACTTTTCTTTTGGCAAATATTTATAGGTCAGGAAGTATTCTTCATATAAACGATGAAGTCACACCAAGTTTACCTCAAGCAATTCATCAGATAATAAAAAGACTAATAGAGACTGAGGGAATTACAAGAGAAAGTGGGGCTATCTTAGGTGAAACTGGAACAAGAAATATCTCTGTGACTGAAGGTAATTTCTGGGAAGGCTTAAACGAATTTTCAACAAGTGCATTTGATTCAAGTGTTAGTGATAGTTTTACTTATTATTACAGAGATGGTGCTGGTGGATGGACTGAAGTTTTAGCCCAAACTCAAATAGATAATACTAATTATGATGATGGCTCAGGGACATTGGCAACCTTGGGGGTAAATAGATATTCTACAGCCTTTGTTTATGTGGAAAATGATTCGGATATTGCAGTTATTTATGGTAGAGGAAGCTATACTTTAAAAGAGGCACTTGATACACAACCTTCAAGTTATGTCCCTCCGCAAATTGTTAATCATGGAGTTTTAATAGGCAGAATTATTATTCAACAAGGTGCTAGTAGCTTTGAAAAAATTGATTCAGCCTTTGATATAAGCTTTACCGGAGCAGGAATAACTTCCCACTTAGACTTAACTGATATAGGCGTTAATACTCACCTACAAATTGATTCTCACATTGCAGATTCAACAATTCATTTTACTGAAGGCTCAATAGACCATGGGTCAATAGCAGGGTTGGCAGACGATGACCACACTCAATATTTGCTTATTGATGGAACTAGAGCCATGTCAGGCAACCTCAACATGGACTCCAACAGCATAACTAATATTCTTGATGCTACAATTTTTAATAATCTAACTGTTTTAAATGCAATTGGAAATTCTAATAATACTCAGCTATTTAGTCACACTGGAGCAGGGTTAAGGGTAACTGGATTATCTAAATTTCCTGCATTGGGCACACTTGGAAATGCAGAGGGAGTTATAATTTTTAAAGATAGCGGTGCTACCTTTCTTTCGTCTGAAGAATTTTTTCAGATAAAAGACGGCGAAACTGGTAGCAATCTATTAGGGGTTAGTGAGTCCGCTACAAAAGTTTATAATAGCCTTGAGGCTTTAGCAGGATTGGATGTAACAGGTGATGTAAAATTAGATGAGACTAAAAAAATAATATTCGATAGCAATGCAACTTCTACACAATTTATACAAGCAGATAGTTTTTTTGGTATTGATATATTTAGATTTAAGTCGGCAGCAGTTTTTAACTTTGATATAACATCAAGCATATTTCAAGGTCGATATGACTTCCAACTTGGTACTAACAACAATGGTCAATATTTTAGAATTAAAAATGAATCAAATGCTGCTTTATTTCAATTTTATGGTGATGGTACTAGTAAAGGATTACCCTTCACGTTTAACGGGGGGCATGACAGCAATTTGACGGGTACTACTCTAATAGCTTGGGGGGCCAACAATGCAGATGGCCCTCTCGTACTCCCTGCTAATTGTACTCTTGATAGATTGACAATTGGTTTAAGTAAGCCGGGGGCGCAGGGTACTTTCGATTTAGAATACGAGCTAAACGGGTCAGGTACTTTTGGGACAATCGTAACTTTTGATGCCACAAATCCCACAGGCGCAGATTGGCAGCGTGATTGGAAAGTAGTCAAAAGTATAGGGACGGCTTTCAATGAGGGAGACAGGTTGAGGTTTAGGACAAATAATAACGGGTCATTTAGCCCGACAGCGGCACAGCAACCCGTCATAACATTGTTTTTTACAACAAACGAGTAGGAGAAAACGTGGCACTAATTAAAAATATGGAGTTATCAAACGGGATTTCGATTAGCTATTGGAGGATTGTAAGTATTCAATTGTCAGTAGAGTCAGACAAGACAGAAGTTCATGTCGTCGGGTATTTAACGAAAGAAGCAAGACAGGGAAACAAATCTCCTGTTCAGGTGCAAAGTTTCTACATACCGCCACTACAGCTTGCAAACTTGGAACAGTCAGGCAACAATCCTTATAAATTGGCTTATGAAGCCCTAAAGAATGAACCGTTCTTTGATGGCGCAACAGACGATTAAAACATGAGGTTTCGTTAGATGAGAACTAAAAAGTGATTTCAACTAAAGAAAAATATTTATATTTAACAAAAGGCTAAAATGATTTTTCCAGTTTTAAAATTAGAAAACGTTGTTCAGGTCAATGACCAAACTCGTCTGGACGCCACAAAGTCTTATAAAACACCTGACGAGGCAGCAATAACCCTAGTAGAGATTGAACCAGAGTCAGGGGCGGGGTTCATTGACGTTACAAGCTCAAAATATCTCGATTATCAATACAGCGCAGATGGCGACAAGGACGTAACTGTTAGAATTACAACAGACGGAGCACCAACACAGCTAACTAAGGTTTTAAACATTACATCGGTGGCAGATGACAAGCTTTTTTCTTCAGACGAAGAGTTAACAAGTCACGAGCCTGACATTTTGGATTATGTCGCAAGTGGTAGGAACTCGTTTTTAAACGTTCACAGAAACGCACAAGATAGAATTCTTACATGGTTAGATGAGCATAGAATAACTGACGTTAATGGCGACAGATTAACCAAGGCCGCAATAGTGGACATACAAGAGGTTAATGACTGGTCGAAGTTTATGGTTTTGCGACTAATATTTGAGGGGCTTTCCAACTCTGTAGATGACATTTTTTCTTCTAAAGCTCAAATGTACTCAGCAATGGAGGCAAAGGCTCGAAACAGGTCACAAATAAGACTCGACAGGGACGGGGACGGGCAAATTGACGACGAGAATCCTGTGGACCTCAGAACCTTTAGGTTAAGAAGACAATGAGTTATTCCAATATTAGAAAATATTTTAACCAACAAATTCAGACGGCTAAACCCGACTTAAAAGAATGGCGTGAGGCCCTAGTTTTTGAAGATGCTTCAAACATTCCTTCAACCCTTCTTGACTCAAGGTATCACATTGAAATTGGTCCTTGGTCATCGACACCAGCGCAAGATTTGTCAGTTGAAGACCAGTTTACTGTAGTTCTGACAATATTCTCCAAGGGCTTTACAGACCCTCTTGCTGCGTTAGACAATTTACTTGATGATTCTTTATGCATTAAGGCTCAACTCATTAATCCGGTAAACGTTGAGGCTTACAAAAATGCGAATGGCGGGCAAATCGAGGCCGTTGAGAACACTGGCGGGACTCCCGCAGAAATAGCCTCAAGCAATGACAATATTATAAAAATTGCACTAGAATTTAACGTGAGACTTTATTTTGGTGTGAAACAGTAAGGAGACTGAAATGGCAAATGTGCAAGGTTCAACCTTCCTACTCTCGGCGGCTGATGTTTCTTGGGGTAGAAGGGAAAGAACGTGTGTTGACGTAACAGTGGCGGCTTCGTCACTTGATGCAAAGTATTTTACAATGGACGCTCCCGCCTCTCATGGTGGAACGAGTGCAGAATTTTATGTGTGGTTTGACCTCGATGGAACCTCTGTTGACCCTGCACCAGCGGGAAAAACAGGGATTGAAGTCAGTGTGACAACTGGTGAAACAGCGGAGCAAGTTGCGAGTGCTATGGCAACGGCCATTGATGCGAATGCCAACTTTAGAGCGAGTGTTGACTCTAGCGACTCTTCACAGGTGATTATCGACACAGAATATTTTGGAAAAATCGACGCTGTAACAACCGACGTTGATACAACTTTTGATATTGTTCAAATTGTTTCTGGTCTTGGTGGAGACTTGGGTAAGACTTCTGGCGGTGTTGAGTTAACAATGGAAGCCACGTCTGTGCAAATTCAAGCTGACCAAACAGGAAACCTTGTTCTTGATGAAGTTTTTACTGGCTCAAGTGTTGAAGTGACAATGTCTTTTCTTGAGATGACGCCGGAAAGATGGGAAACCATTGTTT